GAAAGAAGATGCAAGAACAAGACAAGTGTGCCTGTCACACAAAAGAAAAAGAACAATCGGGGGAATGTTGTAAACAAGAAAAGCCCAATGCTCTAGATGAGTTTTGGACTTCACTAGGAGAACCTGATAAATGCAAGAAACCGTAGATCCAGTAAACGTCGTATATAAAGTACAAAAACTACTTAATGAACTTATGGAAAGCAACGCCCAAGTATTACTTGGTGGTGGTGTTGACAATATGGAGAAATATAACTATATTCTAGGCAAGATTCACATAGTGGATCAAATCAAACAGGAAATCTCTAACCTGCTAAACCCAAAGGAGCCAGAACCAGATGATGACAAAGTCACACGCATTAGAAGATAAATACAAAGAAGAAGCTACACAAGCTAAAGAAGAAACTCAAGAAACAAGTTTAGAAAAGTTACCGAACCCGACTGGGTGGCGTATACTAGTCATGCCTTTTAAAGTTAAAGAAGAAACTAAAGGCGGAATTATTATTGCACAAGAAACATTAGACCGAGCACGAGTATCAACGCAAGTTGGTTACGTGTTAAAGATGGGTGATCTTTGTTATGAAGACAAAGAAAAATATCCTACCGGTCCGTGGTGCGCGGAGAAACAATGGGTGATATTTGCACGGTATGCAGGATCACGAATGGAGATTGATGGTGGCGAGATAAGAATGTTAAACGATGATGAGATATTAGGGACGATAGAAAACCCGGAAGATATCTTACACGCAATGTAAATCATAGGAGGATATACTATGCAAGACGAAGACAAAACAATAGACGTTGGCGAAGCTAACGAAGAAGCACAAGAGATTGATCTTGATGCAACGACACCAGAACAATCATTAGAGGAACAAATAGATGTCGAACAAATTAGTGAAGACGATAGTAAGCCCGCAGACACAGCTACGGAACCTGATGTCAGCAAGGATGTTCAAAAAGATGAACTTGGTGAATACTCAGAAGGCGTCCAAAAAAGAATAGCAAAGCTGACACGTAAAATGCGTGAAGCCGAAAGACAAAAAGAAGAAGCTATTTCTTATGCCCAAGCTATTAATGAGCAAGCTACTAAATTAAAACAAGGTTATGAATCTTTAGATAAAAGACATTCTAGTGAACTAGAACAAAAAATAGTTACCGGTATGGCCGCAGCTAAGTCTAAATATAAAGAAGCTATTGACGCTGGTGACATTGACGGTCAGGTTGATGCGCAAAGAGCCATTGCCCAATTATCTATGGAAGAAGCTAGATTAGGTAATATTAAAGCAACGCAAGAACAGCGCATGGCAAGAGCAAAAGCTGTTCCCGAACAACCAGTAGCTAATAATCAAATGGCGCAAGGAATGCCTACAACCCAAGAATTGTACCAAGCGGCACAAGAAATTGACCCACAAGCGCAAGATTGGTCCGCAAAAAACACTTGGTTTGGCACCGATAATGCCATGACTTACACCGCTTTTGATATACATCAGAAACTTGTTGAGGATGAAGGTTTTGATCCTACAACCAAAGAATACTATACTGAGGTAGACAAAAGAATAAGGGTTGCATTTCCACATAAATTTGGTAATGTAGAAGAACCTACAACATCTGCACCAGTGCAGAATGTAGCAAGTGCCCGACGTCCAGCAACCAAAGGACGCAGAAAAACTGTGAAACTCACACCATCACAGGTAGCAATTTCTAAAAGATTAGGTGTGCCACTCGAAGAGTATGCGAAACAATTAGCCGCGAAGGAGGTATAAGCATATGACTAAAAAAGAAACAGAAACTACTGTTAAAACTTCCCGCGTGAGCGAAACTAGGGTTAAAAATGAAAAACCTAAAGTTTGGGCTCCCCCATCTTCTCTGGATGCACCACCTGCGCCAGATGGTTTTAGACATAGGTGGATACGTGCTGAGACACAAGGCTTTGATGATACAAAGAATATGTCCGGTAAAATAAGATCTGGTTGGGAATTGGTGAGAGCCGATGAATATCCAGGATCCGTGTATCCAACACATGACAAAGGCCAATATGCAGGAGTGATCGGGGTCGGTGGCCTATTGCTGGCTAGGATACCAGAAGAACTCGCAAAGTCACGTGAGGCTTACTTTAATCAAGTAAACAACGATCGTAATGAGGCTTTAGAAAACGATGTTTTGAAGGAACAGCACCCAAGCATGCCAATCAATCAAGAACGGCAGGCACGTGTAACCTTTGGTGGTACAAAGAAAGACTAATTTTTTAGTAATTCCTATCCACCGTAACAACAACTAAACCTTTAAGGAGGATAACAATATGGCTAATAAAGATGCCGCATTTGGTATGAGACCTGTAGGAACGTTGAGCGGTCAAAACAACATGATGACTAATGAATACTTTATAGCAGACAACGAAGCGTCTTCTATGTTTCAAGGTGATCCAGTAATTCAACAAGCTAGTAACACTGGCTTTATTGATATTGGTGCAGCTGGTAGCGAAAGTAACATTGGTGTATTGAATGGTGTTTTAATTGACAACAATCCTGTAACAGGAAAACCATCTTTCCAGAACCATTACACTCAAACGAATGTAACTTCTGGATCAATAAGAGCTTTTGTATACGATGATCCGTATATGAAGTTTGAAATACAAGGGGATACTGGAACAAATTCTGATGTTACAGATCGTCATGAAGTAGCTGACTACGTAAACATGGGCACAGAATCTGCTAACGGAATATCCGCAGCAGAACTTGACATGAGTGATTTAGCTGCAACTGATGGTTCGTTAAAAATCGTTGGATTTTCTACAGACCCTGAAAACAATGAACTTGGAGCTGCGCACATGAATTACATAGTAATTTTCAATGAGCATAACTTCAAAAAAGAACTATAATAGCAGGAGGATTATAATATGGCTATATCAAGACAACAGCTCGCTAAAGAGCTTGAGCCAGGTCTGAATGCATTATTTGGACTTGAGTACAAAAACTACGAGAATCAACACACGGAGATTTTCGACACTGAAACAAGTGACAGAGCTTTTGAAGAAGAAGTAATGTTAACTGGTTTCGCAAACGCGTCAGTTAAAGCTGAAGGTTCTGCAGTATCTTTCGATAGCGCAAACGAGTCTTTCACTTCACGTTACACTCACGAGACAATTGCTCTCGCTTTTTCTATTACAGAAGAAGCTATTGAGGATAACCTGTATGATAGTATCGCTAAACGTTATACGAAAGCACTAGCAAGATCTATGGCTAACACGAAGCAAATCAAAGCAGCAAACGTATTAAACAATGCGTTCAGCTCTGGTTCTGCTGGCGGCGACGGGAAAGAGCTTTGCGCTACTGACCACCCAACACAAGCGGGTACTTTCAGTAACGAATTGGCTACTTCCGCAGACCTTAACGAAACATCGTTAGAGCAAGCAATGATTGACATTGCTGCTTTCACTGATGAGCGTGGTCTGAAAATTGCAGCAAGAGGAGTAAAAATGATTATTCCTTCTGAGCTACAATTTACAGCTGAAAGACTGATGAAGACAGCTAACCGTACTGGTACTGCTGATAATGACATCAATGCGATCGTATCTAAAGGTATGATCTCTGGTGGTTATGTAGTGAACAACTACCTAACTGACACTGATGCATTCTTCATTAAGACTGATGTTCCTAACGGATTAAAGATGTTCCAAAGAGCAGCTTTAAAAACTGCTATGGAAGGCGACTTCGATACAGGAAACGTTAGATACAAAGCGAGAGAAAGATACAGCTTCGGCTTCTCTGACCCTCGTGGAATCTTCGGATCTCCAGGTGCTTAATCACTAGATTAAGACTAAGATATTAAGGGGCCTTCGGGCCCCTTTTTATTTGCATAAACACATTTAAAAGCGTATAATTCACCCACTGCATAATTAAAATTAGTTAATATAGACTCATGCAGTAGATTTTCTCAGGACTATATTAACGGAAAACGGAGACAAAATATGGGTAATACAACTTATTCGGGTCCTTTAAGATCTGAAAGCACAATTAAAACTGTCAGTAAAAATGCATCTACGGGAGCAATTACTGAAATTATGACTATGGGTGATGCACCTGTTGCACTAGCGGATGAGAACAAAACTCTTGATGCTGCAACACACAGTGGTAGAACACTTGTAGTTCCTGCACTAGCAGCTAATAGAACTATAACTTTACCGGCACCAGTTGCGGGTCAAAGCTATAAACTTATTTATGGTGGCGCAGCAGAAGAAGCAGAGAACCTAATTCTATTAACACCAGGAAATAGTAATTTCTTTTTAGGTGGTATCGTACATTTAGATTCTAATGCTGATAACGTATCTGTTTATTCTAACGGAAGCTCTAACTCCAGCTTAACTCTTACAGACTTTGGTGTGTTTGAGATTAACGTTGTAGCTAAAGATAGTACTAATTACTATATTTGGGGTTACCAAGAAGGTGCAGACGTACCTGCATTTGCAGATCAATAATAATTAACTCTGAGTAGGGGAGTAATGTCCCCTACTCTTTAGTAGGAGAAATAAAATGGCAGACGTAGTATTAAATCAAACACTTTTTGAAGGTGATAAAAAAATAGTTACACACTATCAAAACGTATCAGACAACGCCGGTGGCACAACTAAAATTGTTGATGTATCAGCATTAACGGCAAGAGGCGACGGTGCAACACCAGCAACAGTTACTTTAAACAAAATATGGTATAGCGTATCAATGACAGCAAAAGTAGATTCTGCTAAATTGATGTGGGATGCAGACACTGATGCAACTTTTATAACAGTAGAGGGTGATGGTTATCTAGACTATAGCTCTATTGGTGGTATTAAAAACAATGAAGCTACCAATTTTACTGGTGATGTTGTAATTGTAATGCCTGCTTGTACTGCTAATG